TATCATACGGTTCAGAGAACGAAGTATTCGGCTTTGAAGGTTTTGCAACAATCGCAGGCGTAACCGGTTATCTTGCTGGTGACCAAGACGATATGACACAAGACGCTGGTGCAAACTATGTAACAGAACTTGGCGGTTTAGGTCTTGAAGCTGGCGTTAACTATAACTTCGATAACGAAGAGTTTAGCCCAAAAGTTGTAGCATCTTTTAGCTTCTAATTTATACTACATGTTAAACAAAAGAGGGGCTTCGGCTCCTCTTTTTATTTGTATAAATAAACTTATAATCCGTTAAATTATGAAGAGGTTTTTGCATGTCAAAACTGAAAGAGTTAACTTGGGCTCATCACCAAGCTGCTGAACGTCGTAAGTTCGCAAAGGAATTACTATCTGGATCTATAGATCCAAAGCTTTACCATAAATTCCTAACATGCCAGTACATGAATTATAATGTACTTGAGCAAGCCGCAATTATTCCACCGCATTTAAATAAAATTAAGAGAGCTCGTCGTATCTTCCAAGATATTCGAGAGCTTGAAGATGCTTTTGGTTTGGAACCAGATGGTGTATTTCCGCCATCAGTAAATGAATACGCTGCACGAATTGGAATGTTACAAGAGTCAGATAATAATCATGGACTACTTGCCCATATGTATGTACGCCATTTTGGTGAATTGCATGGTGGCCAAATGATTAAAAAGAAAATCCCTGGCAATGGTATCATGTACGAATTCGAAGGTGATACGAAACATCTTATTGAAGAGTTTAGAAAACTCCTAGATGACGACATGGCTGAGGAAGCTAAAATTTGCTTTGATTTTGCTTCTCAGCTTTTTGATGAATTGTCTGTTGACATTTCTTAACTTATATTATATAATAATATTATAGCAACAACTTAGAGGAGGTACTGTTATGAACATGACAGGATACGACGAAATCGAAACTAAGGATTATGCAAAAGCCGAACGAATGGCACGCAGCGAAACAGCGCGGTCAAGGCGAAAAACTACAAAGCAGATCCGCGAAGCCAAACTTTTGAATGATTGGGCGCGTAAGAGAAGGGCACGTAAAAACAAATGACACCACTTTGGGATCGGCTGAATACTTACGCTGAGTTTATTTTTAATAGTTTTGAAGAAAAGTTTGACCGCTGGGATAACGAAGCATATACAGAAGATATGCATTTCCCTGGATGGAAAGATACTTTTTGGCATTCTGATCAAATATACAAAGCGCATTTAAAAACTATCGTACCAGAGAATGGCAAAGGATTATGGCTTATGCATGTAAATGTATTTCCAGATCCGAGCGTTGAGCTTCCTATTCTTGGTTTTGATATTGTAGCCGGTCCCAAAAAGATTACTGGTTCATTTATGGATTACAGCCCATTACATGGATTTCCACATCCATATACTGATTATATGAAACAATCAGTTGCAAATTTAGAATGGAATAAACCACGCGAATTACCACCGTGGGCAAAAGAAATATTTTCAGAAAATATGATAGCCGTTGGTAATATCAATACTGAAGAAGAACTGGACCAGTTTATTATGGTAACGTCTGATTTAGTAACTCACTATTTAGAAAACTTAGAGCAAAACGCTTTTAAAACAAATAGAAATACAATACCAATACTAAACAAGTATTGTTCAAACCAAAAACTTAATCCACATTTACATCGCTCTATATTAGCTATGGGTATATCCGAGGCTGATAAAGATGCTTATGTCAATGGTGTTCTATTTGAGGAGATTTAAATGGAAGAAGATGACATCATATTAGCAAATTTGGATGACGAAGAACTCGTACTTCAAATGGGCGATGACTTATATGATGGTCTCAAAGAGGAAGTTGAAGAAGGTACTAATATTCTATTAGAACGTGGATGGCAACCTTATGATGTATTAACTAAATCACTTGTTGCTGGCATGACTATTGTAGGCATTGACTTTCGTGACGGAATTCTTTTTGTTCCAGAAGTTTTATTAGCCGCAAACGCTATGAAAGGCGGCATGGCTATTCTTAAACCATTACTTGCTGAAACAGGCGCACCGCAGGTTGGAAGCATGGTAATTGGAACAGTTAAAGGCGACATCCATGATATTGGAAAAAACCTAGTCAGCATGATGATGGAAGGCGCGGGTTTTGAAGTCGTTGATCTTGGAATTAATAACGACGTTCAATCTTACCTTGACGCGCTTGAGGAATATAAACCAAACATATTAGGAATGAGTGCTTTGCTTACTACTACAATGCCATATATGAAAGTGGTAATTGATACGATGATTGAACAAGGTATAAGAGACGATTACATAATATTAGTTGGTGGAGCTCCACTTAACGAAGAATTTGGAAAAGCAATTGGTGCTGACTCTTATTGTCGAGATGCGGCGGTTGCAGTAGAAACAGCAAAAGCTTTTATAGCTAAAGCACACAACCAACTATAAGGAATAAAAATGGCATTCTTAGTACATCCATTACCGCCAGTGAACGTATACGTAAAAATGGAATATCTATATGATTTAGAACCAGGCCATCCAAGCTGGGGTAATTTGACTCCAGGCATTTGGATTAGTGTTAAATCAACTCAATCAAAAGCATTGTATTTTGAAACATTGCTTACTGATTACGGAGCATTGTATGATAAATTACCTATATCAGCTTTTGTTTGGAAAGAAGACTTCAATCCTGACGATCACCTTCCACTTGACGTTCTTCAGTTGTGGGATTGTTTTGATTACGATATTACTGTTATTGAAAAACCCATTTTGTGTAGATGTGAGTTTTTTGGAAAAGACAAAAAGATGCATGCCGGAGAATACGAATTCACAATTGATAATTGTCACCGCGATTCTTCCATCATTGACACCAACTTCAGTGAGCACGACCCTGAGCACAAATCATTTAATGTTATTAGACTGGACAACGGTCAATTCGCTGCTCAACCAAACAATAGGGTTATCTGGCGAGATAGCTCCTTAACACCTGAAGATTTAAAACGACCAGATTTTAAAGTCTGTACTCAAAACTATGCGGTTGAAGACGAACCAAAATGGTCAGTTGGTCATACTGATGAATGGCAATATAAAACAAAAGAAGAAGAAAAAAGTAGTTGACATACTGAATATAGTATGTTAATATAAATTTATATTACAAAACAGGGGAACTTCTATGGCTGAGCCAATCGAGATCGTGGGTTGTTGCGATAATGTAGACATCACGAGCGGTAATACTTATGTAATGTTTGGTAAATGGAAATATGATGTTAAAATTGTTTATTGTAAGAATTGTGGATCGAAGAAGGCGACTTCTTATATAAAAGAATTCTACTACAAAGGAAAGGCAGCATAAAAATGAATGTATTAATGGGTGAAAACGGCGGACAAAGCCTGAAAGCGGAGTATTATGGAACAGAAAATGGTTGCGGAGTTAGATTCTTTATCAACGGAGAGTTCATTAAAGAAGAAATCTACGAAGGTAAAAGCGTACATTGGGCTGAGTCAGCAGCTTCAAACTGGCTTCAAGGTATCAAAACTCTCAATGGATGAAAAAGCAATGGCGATTACGCCAAGGACACCTGAAAAGGTGCACCATGAAATAGCTTATATGCTATCAAACGGTGTCAACTATATAGATGCTTTAGTAGAATATGCTCGTATACACAAGCTAGAAATTGAGGTGGTTGCTGACATTGTTAAAAAATCTTCCATCTTAAAAGAAAAAGTTCGTACTGAAGCAGTTAAAATGAAAATGGTGATACAAGATGATCCTGACATCACAAAGTTATGCTAACGAGGAATCATTTCATTGGTATGTAAAGTACCTAGCAATGAAAAAACATTTCACGGATAAAGGCTATAACTACCAAAAATATCGTGGAAAAATAAGAGCGTCGTATGACAAGTTTAGAACTCGTAACGACGTTTATTTTTTCGGCAAACTATCTGAAAAAAGCGATCCAGAAAAACTAATGTTGGCTAACATGATTGTTAAGCCTAATATCTGGATTCGTGAAATCCTCGAGCCTATTGGTGAGGAACGTTATATCGAATGGCAAAGAAAAATGGATTCTTTGACTAGGGTATTTAAAAACGATCTTGCCAAACTCGATGAAAACTACCAAGCTAATTTTACATCAGTACAAGGTCAGCATCCATTGTTGATTACTTTGTACTTACAAAAACAAATTAGTTTGGAAACAATTACTATCTTAGCTTCGTTATCAAATATTTTTCCCTATTGGGAGAAAGAAATAGTTGACAAAATCGTAGCTTATGATATAATAATACTACTAGGCAAGTATAGACCTTTCCTAGAGTACGATGAAAAAAAGTTCAAAAACATTGTTCGCGAACAGTTTTTCTGATATAAATATAACGTTACCTCGTGTAACTATATTTCGCAATACAAACAAATGCTATATAACGCAAAATTAGGAGATACAAACATGACTATGTCATTTGACGCACTTAAAAAGAATCGTTCAAGTTCACTAAACAAATTGAACGCACAGCTCGAGAAAGTTTCTCAAAAGAGCTACTCAGATCCCAACGAAGGTAAAATGTGGAAACCAACTCGTGATAAAGCGGGTAACGGCTTCGCTATCATTCGTTTCTTGCCTGCATCACAAGGTGAAGAAATGCCATTCGTACGTATTTGGGATCACGGTTTCCAAGGCCCAACAGGTCTATGGTATATCGAAAACTCGCTTACAACACTTAACCAGGATGATCCGGTTTCTGAATACAATTCCAAGCTTTGGAATACAGGACTTGACTCGGATAAAGATCTTGCACGTAAGCAAAAGCGTCGCCTAAAATACGTTGCAAACGTACTTGTTATTAAAGACTCTGCCAACCCTGCTAATGACGGCAAGGTATTCATGTATCAGTTTGGTAAGAAAATCTTTGACAAGTGTAACGATCTTATGAACCCACAGTTCGAAGATGAAACGCCAGTTAACCCATTTGATTTTTGGGAAGGTGCTAATTTCCGCTTGAAAATTCGTCAGTTCGAAGGCTATCCAAACTATGATAAATCTGAGTTTGATTCGCCATCTCCAATTGCTGAAGATGATGCGCAAATTGAAGCCATTTGGAACCAACAGCATAAATTGCAAGAATTGGTTGATCCTAAAAACTTCAAGTCATATGCAGAGT